TTTGCGGCCTTCTTCCGACCCGCGGCGGCCCGTCGCATGAACTCAGCGGCACCGAGCTTCTTGCGACCGATCCACGCGGCGAGGGCCTTGGGATCATCGGCACCCTCCTTCTTGAGCTGGGTGGCGAGCTTACTGAACTTGGATTTCTTCTTCATGTTGGAAATGGGTTACCACGCTTTGCACGACCAATGCCGCGGCGTGGTCTTGTCCGTGGCCGTATCGCAGTTATGCCGTGCGCGGAAGTTCTTTCGACGCTCCGGATCGTCACGCTTGATCTCCATATTCGGATCGCCGAAGCGGACCTTGATGATGGTGCCCTTCGGGTTCCGCACATACACCGCCTTCTTCTTCTTCTCTCCCGGAGTGTAGAAGGGCTTGTTGAGCGTGACCTTCTTGCCTTGGTATTCAGCCATATCATTCGCCTCCGAATAGCGGTGTTTCCTGAATCTCCTTGAGGTCGGACACAGCGGGCTTCTTCCGCTGGAACCGAACCTTCGGAGCCACTCCCTCCTCAAGCGCCTGCAAGCCTCCGGGCTCGATCTCCCGGGGGGTGGCTGGTGCCACGTTGCATTGGACGACGGTTCCCTCGGTGATTGGTGTCATGATCTTCCTAGCCTCGAACTCGCCGCACCAATCGTTGGCATTGAGAGTAGGCCAACAACTAGGCCTACCAGCGGGCGGGAACCTGCGGCAGGTCCCGTCCACACAATAGAACCGGCAATCCTTACATGTCACGGTGATCATCCTTGTTACATCACGGGAGCCTCAGCGGGAACCGGAGCGGGGGCTTGCGCCGCTGGAGCGGCTAGCATGCCCGTGCTCTCGAAGAACTTCTGGATCTCCTTCCTGAGCTTCCGCGCCTCGTTCGTCGCCACCTGCTCGTAGCCCTGCAACAGGCTATCGATCCGCATCATGAACGCGTTCGCAGCCGTAGGGCTGAGCTGCTGGCCCTGCTGCATCGCCCCATTCAGGTACTGCATCAGCACCCCGATCCGACCAGCATAGTTCTGCCCGGGCTTCGCAGGCACCGGAATGCCCACCAGCAGCGTCGGGATCGTCTTGGTCTCGTCCTCCAGCTCATCCGCCGCCTTCTGGCCCGGATCCCGGAGCAGCCGCTTCACGAGACTCGGATCGTCCAGCTCCATGATGCTCTTGTCCAGCTCCACCTGATCCACCCAGGGCGAGTTCATGAACAACTGCTTCCGATTGATGGCCTGCTGAACCATCATCTGGCGGCTCACCATGTCCATGCCGCCCTTCGGTTCCAGCTCGTACTGATCGTGCAGCGCCACCGGATCCGCCTCCAGCGAGTCCTCCGCGAACCGATAGCGCAAGCTCTTGGAATCGTACTGGATGTAGAGACCCCACGCCTGACGATAGAGCTTGCCCAGCGCCATGCGGAACAGCCGTGCCCGGAGATCGCCGCTCTGCATCGCCTGAGCGTTGATGCTCTGGATCTCGGTCGCGGTTCTCCGGTCGCTGCCACCGCTCATCACACTGCCCATCGCGTAGTCCGGACTCCCGATCCGGTTCTCCGCGACCGCTCGGGTCTGGTTCAGCTCCTGATCGAAGCTCACCGGAGGCTGCGGCATCTGCACCGGGGCCACGCCGTACGGGAGAATCTGACCCGGCTGGAACCGCAGGTTGATGCTGTTCGGCAGCTCCCGCTCCGCACGGAAGAGCGGGCGGTTGTACAGCGTCATCGCGTCATGCTTGTGGTTCCACATCGAGGTCATGGAGAGCTCGAACGGAGCCAGGATCTCGCACACGCCTCTTGGGCTGAACCAGCCCTTGTCCTTGATCTCGTACGGGAAATCCACGAACGGAAGTTGGCCATGGTCGTAGGGCAGCTCCATGGGATCGCGCAGATCCAGATCCACCGCCGCGGGGCTGTACAGATACACCTCCCACACCCCGTCATCCCGCTTCCGGTACACCTCCCAGACGATCACTCCATCCGTGTTCGTCGTGTACGTGATGCCCTCGCGCAACTGCTTCGCATCGTCCTCGGTCGCCGCCCCCGGGATATTGTCATCCTCCTGCGGATTCCCCCGTATCTTCTCGATCGTTTTCGAGTCCGCTTTCCACCCGAACTGGCCAGCCATGCGCTTGTACGCCGGGACACTCATCGGCATCACATGCACCGCCCAGTCCGCATCCTGAAGATCAACCGTATAGGCCGGCACCACGAAATACATCGGGTCCACCGCCTCGAATCCCACCCGCTTATCCCCAGGATTCCAGAAGCACTTCATCACCCCGCGCCCGCTCATCAGCGTGTAATCCACCCAGCTCAGGACCTCATCCGTGAAGTTGGTCTTCTCCCGGATCTTATAGTTGAACCAGTCCTCCGCGACCTTCGTATACGCGTTCAACTGCTGGCGCATCGGCACAAAGCTGGCCACGACATCCATCCCCAGCGCCTGCTGGAGGAATAAGGGCTTCAGCTTCTCGATCGCGGTGTCGATCAAGGGCCAGTGCAGGTCCGCGGCCTTCGGCCAGGGCTTGTTCGTACGGCGCAATCCATGGTGCCGCAGCTCGTACCACCTCGTCTGCCGCAGCTCCCACGGGCTACGCTGGCCCACAGCCTCGACAATCTGCCCCTGCAACGAACTCCGCTGTTTATCGGTCATCATAAATGTCCTCCCCTCCTCTTATCCCCCCACCTCGCAACCAGCAAGCGCAACCCCCTCAGGCTCAATCGCTCCCAGCTCATCCTCCATGCGTTCCAGCAGGCTCCGCCCATCCTCGCCCAGCGCCTTCATGTACTCATCCATCCGCTTCCCGCCACCACCGCAGAAGGCCAGCACCATCGCATCCGCACGGTCCGGACTGTTGATCCCGCGGGCTCGAAGCTCATCCTTACCCTCCAGCGTGAGCTTGCCCTTACCATTGGTCCGTACCTTGCGGCTCACGAACTGTTGGAGGAGCACCTCGTCGGTCCCGACCGGTCCCAAGTTCACCTTCCCCTCCTCCACCATCCGACCGAACTCAATCCACATCTCCGCCGCCCGGTTCACAAACTGATCATCCCGAATCGCCCGCTCCCCGAAGTTCACCCGCCTCACATCCCAGCCCTCGGCCCGCAGGGCGTCGCACATCACAACGCCCATGCCACCCACATCCGCGTAGATATCCTCAGCCTTCAGCTTCCACTTCCTGAACTCCGCGATGAAACGGCCCACGCTGGCCATCGTGTCTTTGTCCCGCCAGCGGATCAGCCCCTTCACCGTGTTCCCATGGCGCACCACCATCACGCTCTCGTCGCCGCCGGCTGAGAAGTCGCACCCCGCGGTCAGGCGGTGGCCGTCGGTCTCCTCCTTGGGCGGGCCAGACACAACCTTCTGCCAGTCGGCGGTTTTAACAGCGGTCAGGCTCCCATCATCCTCCATGAACTCCGCGTAGATCATCGAGCGCACCAGCGGGTGCCCCTCGCCCCAGCGGGCCATCTGCTCATCAATCCACTCCTTACGGATGTGCGGACAGTCATACGCAGTAACGGTAAAGGTGCTCCACTTCCCATCATTCCGGCGGAATACATCGTAGAAGTACCCGGATGAGCCCCCCGGGCTGCTCATCAGCAGCGTCCGCGTCGGCTGGCACCGCTCCATCGACTGGAATATCCCGTCCGGTACCGCCTTCGCCTCGTCAACTATGTACATCAGGTCATTGCTCGGACCCTGCACGTGCCAGCCCTCCGCTTTCTCCGGGTTGCTCGCGCTGAAACCGATGCACCGGCTGATCAGCTCCTGGCCATCCACTTTCTTCGGGTACACGTATCGAATCTCACCATCCTTGATCGAGAAGCCATTCTCCTCGCCACCCAAGCCATTGATCATCTTCCGCAGGTGAGGCCACAGAGCGTCGGCCACCTGTCGGTACACGCCAGCGGTACAGACGACCAGACTACCCGGCCAGCGGAGCATGTGCCAGATTACGGCGCTCGCGGCCACCATGCTCGTCTTGCCAGAGCCGTTCGCCGCCTTCAGGGCTACCTTCGAGTGCTTCTCGTTCAACGCACCGAGCACCGCCTCCTGCCAGGGGTAGGTATCACGTAGGCCAAGCATCATCTTAGGGAAGTTCTTCAGCTGCTGAGCCTCTTCGAGGAGCTTGCGCTGCTTCCACGCAGGGATGTGAGAACCCATTCCGAGTGAAGGGGATTTCTTCCGCTTAATTTGCTTGACTGCCATAAAATTGAGTGCGGTAGGGGGAGGGGGGTATCAAGAGAACCCCACCCCCCCCTTGGGGGTGGTCCCCCACCCCGTGGTATATCGATAACGTTAGTACAAATACAAATAACGTTAGTGTCATAACGTTATACCGTTAGTAGCAGAATAACGCTACTACTTTTGTCCCCCGAAGGCTCCTAACAGTGACCCGCTAATTGATAATTCCTTTCCACCTTTACCTGTATGTTCTAGCGATGCCCTAGCAACGTATCCTCGGGTTCTCTCCAACAACCATGCGCTTCCTTGCCAACCGTTCCCGCATTGGCGGACAACGCTTGTGAGTTCTAGCTCGCCTTCAAGTCGGGCTTTCTCCAATTGATCCGCGAAGCTTGGATTGCGTTTTAGGAAGTCATGCCACCTTCCAGCATTACCGCTTGGGAATCCGCAGAGAATAGCTACCCGCTCAAGGGGAATTCCAAGCTTGCAAGCTTCAAGAGCTTTTTTTTGATCGGCCTCAGAAACGGGAATTCGTGGCCTCCCTATCTTCCCCCCTTTGCTTCCTTTCCGTTCGCTCCCCCCCTCAGACATCGCTTGTCCAACCCCTTGGGCGATCGCCAGGTTATCCGCATTTTCAATTTTCGCTTTCCCCTTCGGCATCCTCCCCCTTTAACTTTCTTTCCCCCTTTCGTATTCTTCCGTTGACTCCCGTTGAATCCCATCGCATTCTCCCCCCACGTTCCAACCATTGGAACCTATAAAACACCATGAAACTACGCATCCACCCCAAATTCCACGGCCCGCTTGCGGCTTTGGGCTTCATCCTCCTCATGATCCTTGTTGGGATCCTTGAATCGATTGGAGGTATCCAGTGACCCTCTTTCGTTGCAACGGCTTTCGCTCCGTTCGTGCCGAAGGGATCCATTCGGCCGCTCAAATTTTCGCCCGTCGCGCCGCCCGTCGCGCTTTCGGTCGGCGTGGGCTTGTCCGTGTCCTAAACGAGGATTCCTACACCCGAAACCTGTCTATCGTGGAGTTTTCCGCTTTCATCGGGTACCCGTCGGGACTCAACGAGACGACCGGTCACAACTTCCGTTTTACCGTGATCAACGGAGGTTCCCTTTGAACGGCTACGTCATCCACGAGGATCAGTCCCGAGTGATCATCGCCACCGGATTCTCCACCCCTTCGGATAACCGAAAGACAGGGGACATGATCCAAATTTGGATCCTCTGCAAAGCGGAGGATCCCGTCACCGCGATTCGTACCGGTCTAGACCGCATCATATGCGGAAACTGCCGCCACCGTGGCCACGAAGAAAACGGTCGCTTCGGCGTTCAAAGGACTTGCTACGTCAACGAAGGCCAAGCCCCCCTTGGAATCTGGAAAGCTTGGAAGGCGGGCCGATACCCTACCCTGCAATGGATGGATTGCTTCGCGGGCCGCAAAGTCCGCTTCGGAGCCTATGGAGACCCTACTTGGATGCCCCTTTCCCTTGCCTTGGCCATTGCTGGCGTTTCTTCGGGTCACACTGGCTACACCCATCAATGGAGAAAACCCTCCTTGCAAGGTTGGCGTCAATTGCTGATGGCATCCGTGGACACCACGGCTGAGCTTGTGATCGCCCGTTCCATGGGATGGTCAACCTTCCGTGTCTCCCCTGACACCGATCATCACGCATTTGAGGAATTATGCGCCAGTGAACGCAACGGAACCCCGTGTTCAATTTGCCTAGGTTGCCCCGGTTCACGCAACGGAATCCAATCGGTGTGGATTCCTGCCCATGGTACGGGCAAGCGTCACTTCATCGAAGCCACGGCTTGAATTCCCCGATGAGCCATTGCGTGACAGGCGATGGTTCCACGGGCAATTGATGCCCATCAAATCATGCAATCAATCCAAACCAAATATTTGCCCGCGACGAACACGCGTGGCTCACGCATTAAAGCAACCTGTGAAAGGGGATCGATCACGATAGATTATCCACACGAACTATCGGGCGATGAGGTCCACAGAGAGGCTGTGCGCCAGTTGCTCGAACGTTTCGTTTCCGAAGATTGGGCCGAGCGATCGATTCCCCCTTCTCAAAATCCGTGGAAACGGGATTTCGTGAGCGGCTCCCTTCCCGATGGCACCATGGCGCATGTACTCCTGTGATCCGATGAAAACCACCACCGACCCCATAGACTACGCACACCAACAGATTCAACGCGATGCCCTGAAGTTCTCCGTGGGCCGCGCCATGTTCTGTAGCCACCCCGACTGCGAAATCCTCTTGGATTGGAAACGGGCGGCTGAATTTTCCGCATGGAAAGGCAACCAATGCGTTTCCGTGAAAGTATTCTGCGCGGACTGCGCCGACCGTTTCCGTCCGATAATTGAGAGCAAACTAGGGCCGCTTGGCATGCGCCTGGAGATTGTCGATGGAAGGGATTTGAAGTGAAGCCCCTATTGCGTGTTCTGGGATACCTTGCCTTGTGTCTGTTGTTCACGCTGTTGCTAATCCTGTCAGCGCTGGCCGGCAACGGTAAACCATAGCAAGCCCCGACAAGCCCCGTCCCTGACAAGCCCCTAGGAAACCCCTAGGGGCCTTTTGTTTGCCCCGTCTGCTACCCATACCCTCCCGTCAATTAAAAGCCCCGCCTTGGCCACTTTCTGCTTCACTGCGGGGCATT